GATCCTCCAGCTGCCATTACAAGGTTTCCAGCCATTGTTGAAACTGCTGGATTAACACTCATTGCACCAGACTTTGCTTTTGCTTCTAGTATTGAAAATTCATCAATTAGATTACCGAGTGCTTGTTTTAATACTGCTGCTGCTTTTGCATCACTATAGAATGATTGCTCTACTAATCTTCCTGCTTTTTCTGCAGCAAGCATCTCTGGAGTTAAATACTTCCAGCCTTCTCCACCTTTAAAGAATGATTTCATATGGAATATACCCTTTAAGATATATCCAAAGAAGTTTGCAAGCACACCAGTTAACATAATTACTGGACCAATTACTGCTGTAAATCCTCCTGCTAATGCTAAGACCTGCTTTACTGGGCCTGGTAAATTATTTGCAAATTGAACAACTTTATCAATTACTTGAATAAGCACAGTGTTAATAGTTAAAAATTGTTCTCCCACTTCAGCTAGTGAGGCCCTTAAGCTTTCAATTGCTCTGCGATATTTACCTGATGCAGATTCTGTTACGGCTGCTAATTCTCGATCTGCTACAGAAGCTAGTTCTCCAGTAGAAGCCTTCATAAGATCTAATACTTGTAAAGTTTGGCTACCTTGTCTTCCTAGATTCTCAAACAAAGCATTAAGTCTTGCAAATTGGAACTTACCAAATAGTTGTTCGATTGCCTGTTGTTTTTGAAGCGGATCTAAGTTGTCCAATGCCGCTTGAAGCGTCATTAATGTTCCAGTCAAATCTCCCGCATTGTTATTTACAATTCCTAAAAGATCTATACCTAAAGTTTGGAATTTTCCTACAGCAACATCTGTTGGGTTAATTAAAGATGCAAGGGCTGATTTTAAAGCGTTTGCACCTTCTGATGCATTGATACCGCCTTCACGCATAGCAGTTAGATATAAGGCAAGGTCTTGAACGCTTCCGCCTAGTCCCTTAATTACTGGACCAGCTTTTGGAATTGCTTCTACTAAATCGTTAAGAGTAGTTGATGTTTGGTTTTCAACTGCGTTAAGGAAGTTAATAGACTCTGAAAGCTCATCGGTATTTTGTTTAAATGCTGACTGAATTGCAAGGGTGGCCTTCATGGCTTCTTGTCTGTCTACTTCACCAAGCACTGCAAGTCTAGTCGTTTCTTTAATTGAGCCTAATAACTCGTCTCCAGTTTTACCAGTTGCTGCAATATCTGCTGCTAATCCAATTGTTTCTTTAAATGAAACACCCATCGCTGCAGAAATTTCTTTTGCAGTTGCAGAAACTTCTTCCCTAACTCTGCCTAGTTCTGCTGCTGATGTTCCTGCAACATCTCCATACACCTTAGTTAAACGAACTAATTCTTGATCAGCTTGTTTAAATGCGTCTGCTGCTGCTTTACCAAAAGCAACAAGCGGGACTGTTAAACCAACCGTTAACTGTCTACCTGCCCACTGGGTATTTTTACCCCAGTTAATAAGTTGTCCAGCACCATCCTGGATTACCTTATTCATAATCTGAAGCTCTTGTCTTGCTATAGAAGTTTTATTTTTTACTTCATCTAGCCCTCTTGGAACATGCACATTAAACTGCATAAGTCCTTGTGCGTTTCTGCCTAGCGGTTGTAATATTGAATTTTGAAGGGCTACTTGTTGTTTTGCTAAATCTCTTATAAGTCCGCCAGATGTTTTTGCTTGATCTCTAAAGGCATTAAAATATTGATTTAGTTTTAATTTTCCACCATCTAGATTTTTACCAAACTTTTCAACATCTGACTGAAGGCTTACAAAGTGTGTGGAGTATTGGCCTGTGCTTCTAAGTGTGTCTGAAAATGAACGATTCATTACGGCAATTTGATTTGCCAGCATCTTATTTGAGCTAGCTAGTTCTTGCTGTAATTTTGATAGGCTTGCCGTAACTCTATGCACATCGGCAATTAGAGCTGAGAAGTCGGCGTTAGCGACTATTCGTGTACTGATTGTTTCGTCAGCCATTTATATTCAGGTTACTCCTTAACGTATCCTAGTCCTTCTCCAATTCCAAATCCAGCCTGAGCTGCGAATCTTCCTTGTAGTGAAACAACATCATTGGGATTAGCATGTATTCCTGCTGCTCTCAACTCTATCTCTTCAAAACTAGAACCCTTATTATTGCTTTCTTCAAACTCGCCTATATCTACTCCCTTTAAAGATGCAACAAACTTTCTATCTGCGTGTTCCTTTTTCTTTAAAGCCTGGAAAGTATTTATAAGCTCTGGCATTGATAAATTTTCTTCAAGTTCATCGTAGTTCTTCCAATGTCCTAAAAGAAAAAGTTCTCCTTCTAAAGCGGCTAAATCTAGTTCTGACCAGCCAGAACCGCTGCCGCTAGAAGGTTTGGGTCGTCAAGCTTAATCCCTCCGCAAACTTCAAGAATGCGATTCATTGTTGGAACATCGATTGCATCTTCAAATGCGTCTCTGTCTGCTACTAATTCTGGTAGCTGTTTTTCTAGTGCAATTGCACAAGCGTCAATAAGGATGTTTAGTGTTTCATCCTCTGTCTGGGACTCTCCAGTTTTCTTGATTGCGATCATGAACTTACGAAGTTCTTTAATTGAAAGTGGCTTAAGCTTTACGGTCTGTCCGTTTTGTAGCGTTACCTCTTCTACGTCATATACTGTTGTTGCCAATTTAGGTCCTCCTAGGATCTATTCATAATCATTATACTAAAAAGGATATACTAATACAAACGTAAAACCCCCAATAAATTGGGGGTTTTACAGAATAGCTAATAAATTAAATCTATTATGCTACCAAGACACGGTCAATAATCTTACCGTACTCAGATCCTGCGTAAGCAGCATCTGGTAGAAGACGGAATGTTACTGGGAATGTGGTTGGAGTTGTACGAGCAAGTGAGAATTGTGACTGTTGTACTGACAATACACGACGTGCATAATATACACGCTCAGATGTTGTTGAGGTTGCTGTTGGAGCCTGTCCAACTGCAATTAACTGACGCTCTGTTGGAGCTGCACCAAGTGCACCTGCCTCTAGACCGAGTTCCTTCTTATTTTGTGCTCCAGTCAAACCATTGTCTGAAAGAGTCGATGCTGCCTGTCCGAATACTGCTGCGATGTTCTCGAGAGTACCTTCTGACATTTCTGTTGCGATCATAACCTCCATCGCAGACTTGAACAACTTTGCTGTATCGAGCAACTGGTCTACAGTTACTGAATCGTATGTTGGGTTGTATGTAATTTGAAGACCGTTGTTAGTAAAACCAACGTTACGGTATCCAAAAAGTCCTGCTGATTGGTTTACGTTATTTAGTGTAGTTGTATATGATACGCCTTGTGCAAATGCTGGGACTCCTACTGTTCCTGAGCCTGATGCAATTGCTACGCCTGCTTCTGCGTTTGGGATGTAGTCTGCATCGTTAACGTCAATTGTTGACAAGAACAACGGAGATGCACCGACGAGAATATTTTTAGCATTACCTACGGATTGTGCCATAGTTTTCTTACCTCCTATATTTCAATATATATATATATGTTAAAATCTTAAATCGAAGCTGGCTAGGCTTCTTTCCTCTTAGGATAAGTTTATTCCATAATAGGTAAAAAGGCAAACTCTAAAGGAACCTGCCTGCAGTCGGGCTATTGCCTACCGAATCAGTAATTCGGGAATATTTTATCTCAAGGACCATCTCTGCAGAAAAGAATCCCTGAAGTTCTTCTGAAGGAGCGGTTGGAGAGATATCTGCTATCCAAACGCTATGAAATTTAAATTTATCAGATAGCCCTGTCCATTTATTGATATCTCTGGCAGATTCGTCCATTCTCCTGAACTCATCTGTCATATAATTTCTAATTTCGTTTATATCAGATACAGAAGTTGAGTATATTGTGAACAATATCTGCTCACAACAAATTAGCCAGTTATCTTCATAAGACATGCCTATCTTGTCATAAACAATATGCTTCTTGCCGCTTAAGAATTGATTCATTTCAGCTGCCTGTTGAACTGGGATAATTGGGACAATGTTCTCATCTAGGTTGTCTGACCAATAATCCTCTTCATCAAATATGTTACGGGTATGCAACTCTTTCCACAAATATTTACGAAGCTCCAGCATTGCATCTAGCTTATAGTTTGCTGTCACATTGCACCTCCAAATGAGGCAGTCAATGCGGCGTCTGCCTGTGATCTAATAATATTTGGAGAAAATGAATATTGAACTTTCTTAATATTAGAAGGAACGCTAAGCGCTTTACTCATGCTTGAATTAAATATTTTTTGAAATCCAGATTTTTTAATTGAAGCATTAACTAATCCGCTACTAAAAAATCTTGAATGGGCAAGGGTAAACTGATTAGTGGAACCAGATCCTCCAGGTCGTCTAACTGTTACTGATTTACCTTTAGGCATAAATACTGTTTCTCCATCAATTTCAAAAACCAGGCGTTCTGCATTTTTAGGTCTAATTACTAGGGGATTTCCTGCTTCCATAATTGAAGCTTTGTTTGCAAACATGTGTCTGCGTTTTCCAGATGAAGCAGGAACCATAGACCTAGATGGCAAGAAATCATAGTTTACTCTAAATGATAATCCATCTTCAGATATCTTATTTAATTTAAAAAGTCTTGCGGTCTTATTTCCAGTTTTTTTCCATTCATAAACATGATGCAGGGATTTTGGCTTCGATCTTGCTAATGCATCTATGTAATTTCCAAAGTCTAAGTTTATTTGATCAAACATTGTTTTTGTAAATAATGCCTTAAATTGAGCATTAGTTGTAAGTTTAGATAATACTGCTGCTTCATAATATACATATGCTGATATCTGAGCTACTGTGCTATCTTTTAAAGGTCCGTTTTGATTTGCGTACATCATTCTTTCTAGTCCGCTTGCCGCTTGAACCAACATTCCGCTACTGTCCAATTTGCTGGTTCTCCGATCTCTTCATAGACGAGTTGTATGCAATCACTCTACCAAATGGGTCGGTGACTGGGGTTGTTCCCATAACTTCAAATACTGTTGGAGTCTCATTTGGATAGTTAATTTCATTCCAAATAGTGTTTCCTTCAGAGTCTCTAATGTTTGTAACTTTTTCTCTAGCAGTTAATTTCTCTGCTGTTCTAACTTGAATAACCTGATCGTTTAAATACTTGTTTGAGAATATCTGCTTGTCGCTAGAGCGGGTAGTAGCAGAGTTGCTAATAACTCCTTTTACGTGACATGGAACTGTTTTATAATAATTCCACTCTCTAACAATTGCCCCTGTGTCGTTATCTTGAATCTCAGACTGTCTATATACATCTAAGTTCATAGACAAGACAGAGTCTACGATGCTATTCATTATATGATCTCTGCTTTAGATGTTAAGACATAATCTGCTAACAAGTTGTCTGCATATGCATTGCCTGTTCCAGTGTAGGCATCTCCTGTATATTCAAAGTCCCAGTCAAATGTGGATATGTTTTTTACATACTTGTTTCTCCACATTGTATCTTTAGAGAAGTAGTCTTTCATTAATTCTGCCGCCGCTTGCTCTACGTTTTCAGGAACAGAATCCCATCCAAATCTTGCTTGGACTTTATATGGTGTACCAGACTGGAATAGTCCAGAGTAGTCATGAATACTTGGAGGAACCATTCCGTTTGCAATATATACAGCGTTGTCTAGTGTGCTAGACCTATCTACCCTAAGACCAAATTTTGTTTCTGATATATTTACTGCTAGCCCCCAGTTGTTGACTGCTGGACTAGATAAATTATCTATAAGCAAAATATCTTTTACAAATAGCTTTTGCAAAGAGTTAATTCTGGCGGGAAGAGGTAGAGTGTCGGATTCATATCCGTATATCGTATACACGTCATCATATAGATAAAAGTATTGACCAGTGTATCCCTCAATTTGCTTACGAGCATACTTTTCTGCTTTAATTAAATCTGAGTATGACTTGTATCCTGGATCTGATGAATCTGAGGCAAAGCCCATATCTTGAATATGATTAAAATCAACGTAAGGAGTTACGACAAAAACATCTTCCGTCTTAACAACGGCTGTTCCCTCTACACTATATTCCCATTTTAATCTTAAGGTTCTGTTTCTATTTGTATAAGAATATGGTACGTTAATAGTATATGTTCCTGGATTATTTTCATCCAGGGTTGATGTAATTGTTGTCAAAAGTGTGTCTGAAGCAATTGCAGGATTTACTGCTGGATCATTTGTTACGTCATAAATTTTGACAATTGGTGCAGAGGTTGCGTTTGCAACGTCTCCATTCCAGAACACCTTATGTGTTACTGGAGATTGTGAACCTACTAATACTTCTGCCATTTAAGAGGCGTAGACTAGTTGTAGTACTCCTGGACTTCTCTTGGAGTTGCTAATCTAAAGCCCTCCTCCTTATCAAAAATTTCTTGAGCTGTTTCATTGCTCATTGCAATAAATGGGTGTTCTTTTGTGAACGTAAATCCCATAATATCATACCTAAAGTTATCTCTAGTCATTCTTACTAATACTGTGTTTTCTGGCTGTTCCGCCTTTGGATCAAACTTAGGCAAGACTTCTACTGACATATCTTCTTCTTCCATCTTATCCAAGGTCTTGTTATATACAGACCAAGTTACGCCTTCTTCTGCGAGGGCGGCAATGATATCGGCCTTACTCTTTAGACCATCTGTATCAACTGCAAAATCTTCTGCAATCTTTTTTATCTCAGATACTTTTAATGTCTCAAATGACATGTATATCTCCTATTTCTACTCTAAACAATTATAGCATTACTAAATTAAAATGAAAAGCCCCCCAAAAATTAATTTAGGGGGCTTTTAG